TGCTCAAGATGAGCTCGCTACTGAGGCCCCATTGGAAGGATACGGAAAAGATACTTGCAATCTTAATACGTTCCCTCATGGAATCCCCTTTTTACCAACTGAAAATGCAGATGACCGTGTTTCTACACGACGTCTGGAACAGTTGAAAGCGTTAGCCGTGCTTGAATATTCAAACAAGGTGGAGAGTTGTAAAAACTCCACTCGACTTAACGTGTCCGACGTTGAGCCGACCATTTCTGATCGGACAAACGCGCTTATTCGTGGACTTGATCTGATACTATTGCACCATGGTGCAGGTATCACTGTCCGTGAGGAACTGAGAATTCAGTTATCCTCCTTCTTGAATGATGCAGACGGCGAGAAGGTTTGGCTAAAACGTTGCAAGAACGTTCTTACCTCTCCTCTAGCTGCTTATTTAAGAAACGAAGCTCCTCCACTGGCTGACAAGGTTTTCAAACCTTGTGGTCTCCTTCATCGTTGGATGAGGAATAGATTGGGTGTATACAACAGAAAGAACACTCATCTATGGTATAGCTGGTTCCAGGCGAAGCGTTCCACGCTCCCTCTCTCTTCTTATATTGTTGAAGAAGCATATAAGGAACACTTAGCGACCCTAACGAAACCTGATCTAGGTTGTAAAGATACAATTGACAAAATCTTCTCAGATGAGACTTTTGGCAATTTGATGCAGTATCTTCGTGACTCTGTTACTCATCTTTATCGGACAACAAGGTCCTTTGAGAACAGAGTGCCTTCCGGCAGTGCTTGTTTTACTGCTACTAGGAAGATGAAAGGCCAGTACGGTCACTTATGTACTGAAGTCCTTTTGGGTAATGACTCGACTTGCGACAGTGAGTTAGATAGGATGACTGAGATCTCTCGTCATCAACTGTATGGTCATTGTGTTCTTGAAACAAGAGTGTTTCATGGGAGAGAAGCATGGTCTCTTCTGCCGGGGATCCTCTCTGCATCCCTGCCCCGTTCTTCGAATTTTAGACTTAAGTGTATGATCCAGGCTGTTCTAGAACCGAACAAAATCCGAATTATTAGCAAAGGTGAAGCTTTAGAGTATTACTCGATGAAGCCTCTTCAAGAGGCGATTCATAGCTCCATGAGGAATCTTGCTCCCTTTCGACTAATTGGACGTCCCCTCTGCCCTACAGATATAATGGATCTGGCAGATAAAGCCGAATCAAACTATAAGTGGTTTTCCATTGATTATAGTGCCGCAACCGATGGTATCTCTTGGAGGTATACTCAAAGAATTTTGAAGTATCTTATCTCGAATCTCGATCAAGAGTCAAGAGAGCTCGCGATGCTCGTACTAGGTCCACATGATCTCTACTATCCTTCCAATGAAGCTGAGTCCGCGACGGATGATCCATCCGATCCAGCGTATATGACTATGCCAGGTACCCCTCTCTTTAAGGGCGTACAGCAAAATGGTCAGCTCATGGGTAGTATTCTTTCGTTCCCGATTCTTTGTCTCGCAAACTTGGGTGTCTATCTTATGACTACACAGTCCTTCCAAAAAGGCTGGTCAGATCGTGAGAGACTTCGACACGTATTAGTAAACGGTGATGACATGGTTTATGCCGCTCCTCAGGAGCTCTGGGCTGAACATGTGAAGAACGGTAAGTCCGTCGGTCTCAATATGAGTGTAGGTAAGGCATACGTGCACGACTCATATCTGAATATCAATTCGACCAGTGTTATCTTCGATCTTAAGAAGGTTAAATCAACTTCTCCAAGAGTAACACCATGGCAGATCGACTACTTGAACGTTGGACTTTTCTTTGGTCAACATAAAGTTCAAGGGCGTTCCGAAGCTCGAGAACATTCTAGTTCTAAAGATGGAATTATTGATAATATTAACACTCTCCTGAAGGGATCTCTTCCAGGAAAACAATGTGTCCTTCTCGGTCATTTACTGAAGCATCAGTCCGAGGCAATCCGTGATGAGTCTTTGTGTACGATCTCGTACAAAGGTAAAGACCATCGCCACTATCGCAACTTATTCATTGCAAAGTCGATGGGAGGTATGGGAGTCTCGTGCCCCGTGGGATGGACATATAGAACAACGAAGACCGATCAGATGATTATGAGTTACTTAAGAAGTGCTTATAGTTGTCCTCGTATGTCGAAGCAACGACCCCTTCCTGGGTATGATGTGAAGCCCCTCGATACAAAGGGAAATCAGCCTTGGGTTCGAAGTGTTAATGAGCAATCGTCAGATGATTACTATCTTGAATACCGATGTACATCCCGCGCCTTAGGCGCTATGGGGATTATCGAGTATGATGAATCAGAATATGCTACTTCCGGTCAGCTAACCGAAGAGATAAGGTCTGGCTCTACCATTATGAAGGATTATTGCGAGAACTTTAGTGATCAAATCCTAAGTATCTTCCGATCCGTTCATAAGGAGCCTCTATCTAGAGGAAATTAGAAACGCGTGATCCTGTTCCTGATCTGATGCGTTTGATGATATTGTTTGGTAATGAATTGACCTGGAATGTCGTAAAACTTAACCATTGGGTTATAGAAATTAAATCGTCCAAAACGTTTGTATCTGAAACTAGCTGAAACTCCCAGTTCTTGGGATCAATTTAAGAGGCCAGATACTGTAAATATTTACGTACCAATTTGATAGAATACCTTCCCATCAATCTACCATGTGTTCGACCATTCAATTGGCCTGGCATGCTGACCCTGATTTCGGAAGTGTATAAATCATTCAGCGTCGAGAGACTGCACGGATGAGCTCCAAATGAGTTTTCTATGATGAACAGTCCACTCCGAATCAGGTGGAACCAATATATGAATTCAAATCAACCAAAATCAATCAATTTAAATAAACAACAAAGACCCAAGAGAGCCCCTAGGGCGAAGCCTGCACCTCGCAGACCGTCGTCCGACTCTCGCCAATCCTCCAATGTTCCTCTCCCTGTCAGAGACAGGGTTCCATTCCCTCGAATGGAAAGGCAAACATCGGTCGCTGCGGCATACTCTACCGGCCAGTCAACACAAGCTCCCCGAATCGTAGCAAATCGCGATTCCTCTCGGGTCATTCACCGAGAACTTGTGGCTAACATCACTGGTTCCACTGCGTATACTATCGCAAAGCAACTAGCCCTCAATCCAGGCATGGCATCCACGTTCCCGTGGTTGTCCACCCAAGCTCAATCTTGGGAAACATATCGTTTTAATCGCTTAGATTTCCAGTACTATACTAGAACTGGTTCGAATGTTCCTGGCTCTGTTGCTCTTATTCCTGACTACGACGCTGCTGATCCTGCTCCAGTTTCCGAGCTAGCCGCCTCATCTTTTGAGGATGTCAAGGAAGATGCCCCATGGAAAGATCTTGTGTGTAGACTGCGCCCTGCAGCTATGCACTCTATGGGCCCCAAGAAGTTTATTCGTTCACAGGCACTTGCTGTGAATGAAGACATCAAAACTTATGACTGTGGAAATCTCTTCGTGAGTACAGTCGATGGAACAGCAGTTCCATGGGGGAAGTTATGGGTAGATTATGACGTAACATTATTCACGCCAGCACTGAATCCGCTCGGATCCGGTGCTCAGGCATCGCAGCACATCATTGGTGCAACTCCAACTACTGCCAACATTCTTGGCGCAGCTCCAGTCCAACAGGCTGGAAGTACTACAATAGCTACCGTTGCTGGTAGCGTCGTGACTTTCAATTCTGCAGGTGAGTATCTTTTGCTCTACACTGCCCAGTCAACGACCGATACTGTTGCCGACCTTGTCTTAGGCGGTGGCGGTGCGTTTGTGGCTACTTATGGAGGAATAGGAGGCTCTGCCGGACAGAACATATCCGGCTCAGCAACAGCTCTCCTTACGATGTCAACGTTAATAACAGCCGTTATTGGCACGACAGTCACCTTTGCTAACACCGTTGTTGGCGGGTCGACTTCTGAGTTGTTCATTTCTCAGGTCCCTGCTGCTCAGGCTTAAGAAACCTCAGCAAGCAGCCGCGAAAGATGGTTAGACTCCGATAAGATTCCATCGAAACATAGGCAAATACCAGGTTGAATAAAGAAGATAAAGCTTTTCTTTCTGGCGCGGGCTGTGGGTGAGATTCCCACTACTAAGTTGTATGGTTCGCTTTACATACATCTTCATAGAACTAGTCTCTTTGTACATGAT